GGACCTTCAGCCGTTTCTTTTTTAATGATCCGGCGCCCACCGAGATCGCCCCTCTTCCCCTGCACGCCGCGCTGCCAAGCAGATACCAGCGGGCTCGCCCGCCGGGGAGAACCGTCAGCCGGCTCCGGCGGAGGTGATTGCCTCCGCCTCGGCGGGTGCTCCCATCGGCGAAGGCCCCGGGGAAGTGGACACGCACGAGAAGGTCGCTTCCGAAGCCGGCGCGGTGGCGAGCGCGCCGGAGTTCCTTTCCAGCATCACACCCCCGAGCGAAAAGGGCGGTGGAGACGTGCCTGACCAGGGCGTCTCCACCGTGCCGCCCGCACCCGAATGGCCGCTGGATGCGCCGCAGAGCGGCCCTGTCGCGGCAGCCGGCAATCGGCAGTCGGCAATCGGGAGCGAGGCCTCCAGCACCGATGAGGGGACGACGGCGGAGTCGCCGGTCCGCTTCAAGGTGGAGTATCCCCTCATGGCGGCGGCGATCGCCGCCTGGGCGGCCCGCAACGAGGGCAGGAAGCTCTCGGAACTGACGGTGTCCGTCCGGATCGCGGCCAAGCGCGACGGCTTCCGCCGCTGCGGCCTGGCGCATCCGAAGGCGGCGACCGAACATCCGATCGGCCGCTTCCCGCCGGCCGAGCTGGAGATGCTCCTCGCCGAGCCGATGCTGACGGTGGAGCTGGTGTGATGACCTTCGTCTTCGCGTTCATGGCCATCCTCGCCTTCGTCGGCTTCGGCTACCACGCCCGCCGCCGCAACGGGCACGGCATGGTCTACGCAGCGACGATGCTCGCCGCCTGGGTTGCGCTCTTGCTCTGGTGGACGGGGGCGATCGGCTGACATGGCGTACGTCACCCTGGACCAGCTCGAGGCGCGTTTCGGCACCGATCTGCTGATCAGGCGCACGGACCGGTTCAACCGGCCGCCGACGACGATCGACACGGTGGTCGTCGCCGCGACGATCGCCGACGCCGAGGCCCTGATCGACGGCTACCTCGCCAAGGCCTATGCGCTGCCGCTCAGCGTCGTCCCGCCCATCCTGGCGCGCGTCGCGGCGGACATCGCCATCTACTACCTGATGGGCGACACGGCCGAAAAGGACGGCTCCTGGCATCGCGCCTACCGCGAGGCAACGGCCTGGCTGACCGACGTGTCGAAGGGCCTGATCCAGTTGGAGGCGGCCGGCGTCGCGCCGGGCCCGTCGGGCGGCGGCGCGGTCCAGGCGAACACGCCCGAGCGGCCGCTCACCGCCGCCACCATGAAGGGCTATATCTGACATGTCGGAAGGCGTGCAGATCCGGGTGACCGACGCCGAGGTGCTGGAGGCGCTCTCGGCGGCCCGGCGCGTCGCCGAGAACCCGGCCGCGATCATGGCGGCGATCGCGCCCTACCTCGTCTTCTCGACGCAGCGGCATATCGAGCGCGAACAAGGGCCGGACGGCGCCTGGCCGCGGCTGTCGCCGCGCACCGCCCGCCGGCGCAAGGCCGGCTACGCGCACATGCTGCGCGTCACCGGCCGGCTCTACGCGTCGATCACCGGCGACAGCGGCGCCGACTACGCGCTCGCCGGCTCCAACCTGGAATATGCCCGCATCCACCAGTTCGGCGGCACGATCGACATGCCGGAGCGCCAGCAGGCCATCTACCAGAACTACGACGCGCGGCGCGACCGCTTCGACGCGCGGTTCCGGGCGAAGACGAAGTCGAACTTCGCCAGGGACGTCACGATCGGTGCCCACAAGGTGACCATACCGGCTCGGCCCTATCTCTACATCGACGAGACCGACCGCGCCGAGATCCCGCGCATCGCCGCCGACGTGATCCGCCGCGAGGCCGGGCTGCCATGAGCCTCGTCTCGGAGATCATCGCCCGGCTGGAAGCGATCGACCCGCCGGCGTTCGCCATGGTCGCTGGCGCCATCGCGCTCGCGGCGGTGAAGGGCGTGCCGGACGCTGTGCCGGCGGCCTTCGTCTTCGTCAAGGAGGAGGCCTCCGCGCCGACGCACAGGGCGACCGGGCCGGTGCTGCAGCGGGTCGAGGCCGACGTCGCCGTGCTGATCGTCGCGGGCAACGTCTCCGACGCGCAGGGCGCGGCCGTGGCCGCCGACCTGGAGGATCTGAAGGACGCGGTCCGCGCCGCCCTGGTCGGCTTCGTCCCGACGCTCACGGCCGGCGAGCCGCTGCAGCACGTCTCCGGCCAGCTCGTCCAGTTCAAGGGCGGCTACGCCTGGCACGAGGACCTCTACTCCGCCGTCACCCACATCGAGGAGCAGACATGACCGACAAGCCCTACGAAGAACGCCTTGGCGGAAGCTACGTGCGCGAGACGGGCGAGGCCAAGGCGCGCCTGGTCGAGCGTACGACGGAGCCGGCGCCGGCCGGCGATGCCGCCCCCGCCGAATCCGCCGACGCGCCTGCCGAAACCGCGAAGAAGACGAAGAGGAGCGACTGATGGCCCGCTATTTCCGCAAGCTGGCGCTGCTCGCCAAGATCGAGGGCACCTACGGCACCGACCCGGTTCCGACCGGCGCCGACAATGCCATGCTCGGCCTCGACGTCCAGCTGACGCCGCTCGCCGGCGGCGAGGAGATGCGAGACCTGCTGCTGCCCTGGATGGGGCACCAGGGCGTCATCCTGACGGGCAATTACGGGCTGATCGAGTTCGGCATCGAGGTCGCCGGAGCCGGCGCGGCCGGCACGGCGCCCGCCTACGGCCCGCTGCTGCGCGCCTGCGGCATGGCGCAGACGGTCAACTCCGGCGTCTCGGCCGTCTACGAGCCGGTCTCGGCCGCCTTCGAGGGCGTCACGCTCTACTACGTGCTCGACGGCGTGAGGCACATCCTGCTGGGCTGCCGCGGCAATGTGACGATGGAGTTCGCGGCGTCCCGCATCCCGCGCTTCCGCTTCCGCCTGCTCGGCCTGCTCGGCACGGTTTCCGACCAGTCGCTGCCGGCCGTCACGCTGTCCGCGTTCAAGGTCCCCGTGCCCGTGTCGAAGGCCAACACGACGTTTTCGCTGCACTCTTACGCGGGTGCGACGGAAAGCGTGTCGATCGACGTCGGCAACCAGGTCGAGCCGCGGCTGCTGATCAACCACGAGTCGATCCAGATCGTCGACCGCCGCGCCACGGCATCGGCGGTGATGGAGGCCGTCGTGCTCGCCACCAAGAACTGGCAGACGATCGCGCTCGGCCACACCACCGGCGCGCTCGCCCTGGCGCACGGCACGGTGGCCGGCAACATCGTCGAGATCGCCGCGTCGGCCGCCCAGGTCGGCCGCTACGGCCAGGGCCAGAGCCAGGGCATCGTCAACAACACGCTGCCGCTGATGCTGAGGCCCACCTCGGGCAACGACGAGATCTCGATCACGGTCAAGTAGGCGTCGTTTCAAACGCCGTTCGAAGGCGGCCGGAACGCCGCCTTCGCCAGTCCCGACACCGGTCCCGCAAGGAGACACCATGAAATTCGTCCTCTCCCGCAATCACCTCTACTGGTGGCCGGTCACCATCGCCGTGCCGCATCCCGACCTCGATCGCGCCGGCCAGATGCTGGAGATGACGTTCCGCATGCGCTTCGAGGCGCTGCCGCGCGACGAGGCCAGGATCATGCAGGAGCGGACGGCGAAGCCGGCCGGTGAGGAGGAGCCCAATGCCGACCTGCTGCGCGTGATCAAGGGCTGGGACGAGGACGTCGTCGACGAGGCCGGCAAGCCGGTGCCGTTCTCGGCCGAGGCGCTGCGGAGTCTTTTGCAGGTCAGCTGGTTCCGGCTCGGCGTCTACCGCGCCTGGGCGGCGTCGCTGGTGGGCGAGGCGTCGCGCCGGGGAAACTGATCGAGGCCGCCGTCGCCTGGGCCAGGGCGACGAGCGGCCGTTCCGACGACACAAGGCCGGCCGCGATCGACGCGGACACGCGGGCCGATTTCGAGGCGATGGGTGTCAAGGTCGCGCCGGGACTGGACCGGGGAGACGAGGAAGGTTTCGGGGATGAATTCGGGATCTGGGACGTCAACTGGCCGAGCCTCGCCGCTTTCCTCGACCTCGCCAGCCAGTGGCATTGGGCGATCGGCTTCGGGGCGGCGGTGCGGCTCGGGCTCGACTGGTCGGCGGCCGACCTGCTCTTGCGCCGGCGCGGCCTCGGCGACCGTCACTTCGAGGACCTGATCGCGATGGAGGCCGCCGCGCTCGCCGAATTCGCCAGGGACGATCGCCGATGACCGGCCAGCCGATGAACGTCGCCCTGCTGATCACGGCCGACGCCTCGCAGGCGACGCGCGGGGTGAAGGAGGCCGAGCGCGGCATCGAAGGCCTCGGCGCGGCGGCGAAGGCGTCGGCCGGCGGCGTAAACAGCCTCGCCGCGGCCAACGACCTGGCGGCGGCGGCGTCCCGGCGCGCCGCCCAGGCGGCGATCGGCCAGAGCCAGGCCGAGGTCGAGGCACGCAAGGCGGCGGCCGCGGCGACCACCCAGCTGCGCATGCAGACGCAGAACCTCGCCTTCCAGTTCCAGGACATCGCCACCATGATGGTGGCAGGGCAGAACCCGTTCATGCTGCTTTCCCAGCAGCTGCCGCAGGTGACCATGCACGGCGGCAGGCTGACCGGGGTCATGACAGCGTTGAAACAGACGCTCGCCGGCTTCGTCTCGCCGCTCGGCCTTCTCACCACGGGCTTCGTGCTCGCCGGCTCGGCGGCGCTTTCCTACTTTTCGGACGTCGAGGACGAGGCGGCCAATGCCGAGCTGACGCTCGACGAGCAGCGCACCCTCATCCGCCAAGTGGCCGACGAATGGGGCGGGCTCGTCCCGGCGCTGCGGGCCTATGCCGAGGAGCTGGAGAGGGCCGACAAGGCCGGCAAGCTGACCCAGGCCACGCAGGTGGCGATCGCCGCGCAGTTCGACGAGGCGGCGCTTTCGACCGGTGCGGCGAAGACGGCGATCGGCGAAACCATCGGAGAGCTGCTGCGCCTCAACCAGGCGGCGGCACAAGGCGATATCCGCGGCCTCCGGGACGACTTCAACGAATTCGACCGTGCCGCGCAGGATCTGGCCAAGGCACTGAAGGAGGGCGGCGACACGGCGGCCGGATTCGAACGGTTCCAGCGCGCGCTGTCCGACCTGATGGGCAACGAGGCGGTGCAGGCCTCCGACACGCTGCGGGCGGCGATCGAGGCACTTCGCGACGCCTACTCCGAGGCCGCGAGCGCGGCAGGCAAGTTTGCCGAGCAGAACGCGGCGGCGCAGCTCGGCGCCAGCGAGCTGCCGACGCTCGGTGCGATTCCGCCGGTGTTCTCCGGCGGCGGCGGCTTCATCAACGAGGACGAGGTCCAGACCGCCCGCGCCGACGCGGCCAAGTCGCAGTTCCAGAAGGAGCAGGAGAAGGCCGCCCGAAGAGGCGGTCGATCGCGCAAGACCGATGCCCAGCGCGACGCGGAACGCTACGACCAGATCGTCGGCCAGGCCGAGCGGGCGATCGAGATGGAGATGCTCGAGGCCGAAGCGCTCGGCATGACGCGCGAGGCCGCCGACCGGCTGCGCATCACCCAGGAGCTGCTCAACCAGGCGCGGGCCGCCGGCATTTCGCTCAGCCCCGAGCAGGTCGCCGAACTCACCGCCCTCGGCGCCGCGATGGCGGAGGTGACGGCAGAAGTCCAGGCGCAGGCCGACGCGATGGATCTGCGCCGCGACGTGCTGACCGACGTGATCGGCGGCATCCGCGAGGCGGCGCGCGACGGCAAGATCACGCTCCAGGAACTTGCCGACATCGGCATGCGGGTGCTCGACCGGCTGATCGACAAGATCCAGAAGGACCTGATCGCCGCGCTCACGGAGGTCGGCGGCCTCGGCGGGAATTCGGGCGGCGGCGTTCTCGGCTCGATCCTCGGTGCGCTCGGCCTCGGCGGTGGCGGCGGCGCGACGGCGGCGTCGATGAACGCGATCTCGCCGGCGGCGGCGGGTGTCATCCGTTCCGGCGGCGCCGGGCTGTTCGACGCCGGCGGCTACACCGGCCGGGGCAATCCTGCGCGGGTGGCGGGCCTGGTTCACGAGGAGGAGTATGTCTTCTCGGCGCCGGCCGTGCGCTCGATCGGGCTGGGCACCCTGGAGCGGATGCACCGGACCGCCAAGGGAGGCCGCGGCTTCGCGGAGGGTGGTTATACCGGCGGCGGCGCGGCCGGATCGTCGGGCGCCGGCGCCCCGGGCTGGGGCGGCGGGCCGCTGGTCAGTGTCGAGGTCATCAACAATTCGAGCGGCACGCGGGTCAGGGAGGAGAAGTCGTCGGCGCCGGGCGGCCGTGAGCTGCGCCGCATCCTGGTCGAGGACATCAAGGGCGAGATGGCGGGCGGCGGATTCGACGACGTCATGGGCTCCCGCTACAGCGCCGGCGTCACGATGGTGCCGCGATGAGCGGGGCGCCCGCAGCCTGGCCGGCGGTGCTGCCGCTCCACGTGCGCCGCGACGGCTACGAGGAGGCCCCGGCGATGCGCTTCGCCTCGTTCGCCTCCGACGCCGGGCCGGCGATCGAGCGGCCGAAGGGCACGATGCGCATGGCCGACACGGCGTTTCCCTTCATCATGACCTCGGCGCAGGTCGAGATCTTCGAGGAATTCGTCGCCGTCGAGCTGGCCCACGGCACGCTGCCGTTCCTGATCGAGCACCCGCGCCGGCGCTGCCAGGTGACCGTGCGCATGACCGGCGAGCCGCGCTATGCCATCCGCGTCTTCGCCGCGCTCGAATGGCTGGTCACGTTCCGCGCCAGGGTGATCGGCTGATGCGCGTCGTTCCCATCGTCACCCGCGAGAGCCTGGAGCGGTCGTCGAGCGGCGACGCCATGCTGATCTTCGTCGCCGTCACGCATCCGGACCTGCCCGACGTGATCCGGCTGGTGACCGACGGCGCCGACTACATGCGCGCCGCACTCTGGCACAAGAGCTGGTTCGAGCTCGACCTGCTCGCCGACGACGAGCGCCCGCCGGTGGCGCGGTTCCGCTTCCCCAATGTCGACCGCGCCGCGATCACGATGCTGGCGCGCGTGTCGAATCCCGCCCGCGTCTCGTTCGAGGTGATCTCGTCGGCCTGGTTCGACATCACCGCCGAGCCGCGCACGGTGAAGCCCGGCCTCACGGTCGAGCCGGCCTACGAGGCCAGGCACCTCTATCTGACCGACATTTCCGCCGACCAGGTCCAGGTCGAGGGCACGCTGCGCAGCTGGGACTACCGCCAGGAGGCCTGGCCGGGCCTGCGCGCCACGGAATCCCTGCTGCCGGGGGTCTATGTCCGATGACGCGCCAGGCCGTTCTCCGCGACTTCGTCGGCATCCCCTTCCGCGACGGCGGCCGCACGGCCGAAGGCTGCGACTGCTGGGGGCTGGTGCGGCTGGTCCACGCCGCCGCCGGCATCGACCTGCCGTCGCATGGCGAGATCGGCGCAGGCGAGCTTTCGGCGATCGCCCGGCAGATCGGCGCCGCGATCGACACCGAACGGGGGAGCGAACCGGGGGGCAATACCTGGATCCCGGTGACCGGCCTGCCGCGCCGGGCGCTCGACGTCGCCGTGATGCGGTCGATGCGCGCCGCCGGCCGGGTGCCGGTCCATGTCGGCGTCATGATCGACGATCGCCGCCTGCTGCACACCGAGGCGGGCGTCGACAGCCACACCGTGGCGCTCACGCACGCCTCCGTCGCCGGCCGCATCCTCGGCTTCTGGCGGCACCGGCTGCTGGAAAGGCCACTGCTGGAGGGAACGCCGTGAGCGCGCCGGCGACCATCCTCTCGTGCTGGCGGCCGCCGTTCCAGGCGGGCGCGGCCGAGACGCTGACGCTGCCGGCCGGCGCGACGCTGGCCGACATCCGCGCCGCCTTCGTGGGCCTGCCGCCCGACTTCGACGCGCGCGGCTCGATCCTGGTTGGCGAGGCGACGGTGCCGCGCCGGCACTGGCACCGGGTACGGCCGAAGCCGGGCCATGTCGTGACGCTGCACTATGCGCTCGCCGGCGGCGGCAACGGCAATTCCGGCAAGGCCGTGCTCGGCCTGGTGCTGGCGGTGGCCACCGTGCTGACGGCGGGCATTGCCGCCGCGGGCGGGTTCGGATTCCTGTCGGGCGTGTTCGCGGAGGGCATGCTCGGCGCCAAGCTGCTCGGCGCCGGCATCTCGCTCGCGGGCTCGCTGGCGGCCTCGGCGCTGTCGGCTCCCCCTGTCGCGGCGCGGAACCCCGCCGCCGCCGAGCGCAACCGGGGAGCGGCCGCCCTTTCGGGCAATCTGCTCGGGCCCGGCGTGCCGATCCCGCGCGTCGTCGGCCGCAACCGGCGCATCTATCCCGCACTCGCCTGCCAGCCGATCATCGAGCGGATCGGCGAGGACGAGTTCGGCGAGGCCCTGTTCTGCCTGGCCGGCCCGCATGCGCTCTCCGACATCCGCGCCGGCGATTCCGCTGTCGACGACGCCGGCGACATCGAGATCGGCGTCCGCGAGGGCTGGCCCGACGATCCGCCGCTCGACCTCGTGGCGCGCTACGGCCTGACGCGGCAACCCAACCTCGAGCTGTCCGGGCACGACGTCGAGACCGACGCCCAGGACGTTCTCGCCGACCAGCTGCTGCCCGAACTGTCGCTGCCGCAGTGGCACGGCACGACGGTCTCGGCCGGCGCCGACCGCCTGTGGCTGCATCTCAACCTGCCGCAGGGCATGTCGCGCAACGCCAACGACTCGGAGGTCCAGGCGGTGCCGTTCCGGCTGCGCATGCGCCGGGCGGGCGATGCCGGCTGGGTCGACCTGCCGGAGATCTGGTTCGCTGGCGTCGCGCTGCGCGAACTCAGGCCGACGATCGAGCTGGTCTGGGCCGACGCGCCGGAATGGCAGCCGCCGGTCGGCACCAGCGCGGGCTGGATCGCCGCCTACAAGGCCGTCGCCGGGCAGGCGGCGCCGGAAACCGCGGCGTGGGCCGCGCACGCATCCTTCTCGGCCGGCGCCGGCGGCGACGGGCTCTATCGGGAGGCGGAGGGCGCGACCAATGTGCGCCGCGTGCGGCTCGGCGCCACGCACGCCACCTTCTTCCTCGACGAGGCCGAGATCCCGAAGGGCCGCTGGGAGGTGCAGGTCAAGCGCGGCGCCATGCTCGCCCTGGCGAACTTCTCCCGCTCCGCCTACACCTACTCCGGCACGGCGCGCGACTTCTTCGCCTGGGTGGTTTCGGACGGCAAGGCGCGCGTGGTGCGCAGCCGCGAGAACCTGTCCGACCGCATCTACCTGACCCGCGCCGTCTCGGTGTTCGATCGCCATCCGGTGAAGGGCGGCGCCGGCGGCTCCGGCCTGGCGCTGATCGCCGTCCGGGTGAAGAACCGGGCGCTGGAGAACCTGTCGGTGCTCGCTTCCGGCCAGGTTCGCGACTGGGACGGCAGCGGCTGGCGCAGCTGGACGACGTCGTCCAATCCGGCCGTGCACTATCGCGACGTGCTCGCCGGCGCGCTGACCGCCGACCCGCTGGAGGCCGACCTGGTCGACGATGCCGGCCTCGTCGAATGGCGGCAGGCCTGCATCGACGAGGGCTACACCTGCGACATGGTGGTCGAGGGCGAGGCCACACAGGACCTTCTGACGACGATCGCCGGCTGCGGCTACGCCCGCCCGCGCCAGTCGGAGACCTGGGGCGTGGTGCGCGACCGCGACCGCTCGGCCGAGGCGCCCTCGCAGATCTTCACCTCGCGCAACTCTTCCGGGCTGGCGATGGCCAAGGCGTTCCCGCGCCTGCCCGACGCCTTCCGCGTGGTGTGGCTGGACGACGGCGAGGACGGCGCCGAGCGCCAGGTGATCGTCTGGCGCCGGGGACGGCGCGGCGCGACGGCCCCGCGCATCGAGGAGGTGCGCTACCGGGGCCCGACCAGCGAGGCGGCCGTCACCCGGCGCGCCGTCTTCGACCTCGCCCAGGCCGAGGCGCGTTCCGCCTTCTGGTCCTGGCGGGCGCCGGCCGAGGCGATCCGCTGCACGCGCGGAGACCTGGTCGCCGTCAGCCACGACGTCATCGACCGGCTGCACGCCGCCGCGCGGCTGGAGGGCCTGGAGACGGACGGCGACGGCGCCATCGTCGGCGTGACGCTCGATTCTCCCGTGCCGGTTTACGACGAGCCGGACATGCTCGGCGTCGACGACATGCTGGCGGTGCCCGACATGGCGCTGGTGGGCGCCGCGACGGCGGTCTCGATCCGGCGCCGCGACGGCGGCTTCCTCCAGGCGACGGTTTCGGGCGGCAGCGGGACGCGGGCCGAACTCGCCTTCGCCGCACCCGTGGCGATGCCGGTCGACGGAGACGACAGGCCGCTGGTCGAGCCGGACGCGCTCGCCTGGGTCGGCGCGCCCGGCCGCGAGCACCGGCGTATGATCGTCGTCTCGATCGACTGGGACAGCGACCTCGTCGCCCGCATCACGGCCGTCGACGAGGCCCCCGAACTCTGGATCCCCGAACTCTGGACCGCATGAGGACACGATGACCATCTCGCGCACGCTCCCAACCACGGCCTCGACGCCGCCGGTCACGGGCCCGGACTACATGGACGCGGCGGCGGAATCGGTCGCCGGGCTGTGGAACGCCGCCGCACTCAGGCTGACCTCGATCGGCGGTACCGCCAACGCGATCACGGCCGCGCTGGCGCCGCCGCTGACGGCCGGCATCGTCGACGGCATGAAGCTGGAGCTGATCCCGGCCGCGGACAACACAGGTCCGGTGACGCTCGCCATCAACGGCGCGTCGCCGGTCGCCGTCGTCGACGATGACGGCGACGCGCTCGCAGCCGGCCAGCTCGTCGCCGGCCGCGTCTTCCTGCTCCTGGCCGAGGGCGGCGAACTGCGCGTGCTCGGCTCGTCGACATTCGCCAGGGTGGCCGACTACCAGGTGTTCGACGCCAGCGGCACGTGGACGAAGCCGCTCGGCACGCCCGACGACGCGGTGGTGATCGTCGAGGCCTGGGGTGCGGGCGGCGGCGGCTCGAACAACACCAGCTCCAACTCGGCCGCCTCGGGCGGCGGCGGCGGGCAGTATGCGATGCGCATCCTGCGCGCAGGCGACCTGGCGTCGACGGTCGCCGTCACCGTCCCGGCCGGCGGGGCCGCCGGCGCGGCCGGATCGCCGGCATCGTTCGGCTCTCACCTCGTCGCCTATGGCGGCGGCGGCGGC